AAAGCACTTGATAAAGCATTGATAAAGCACGGGACAAAGCAAAGTGAAAGCACTTGTAGTATAGATAAACAAGAAACAAGTAAACAAATAAACAAGGAACAAGCACCACCATCGCTTGAAGAAGTTATTTTGTACTTTGAAGAAAATGGATACACCAAAGACTCAGCTACAAAAATGTTTGAATACTACGAAGAAAGTAGAAAACCACGCGGCAGAGTTTGGAAGGACGGGCGAGGCAACACGGTTAAAAACTGGAAGCAAAAGGCTCGTAGCGTTTGGTTTAAACCCGACAACCTGAAGAGTAACCAAGAGTATGATTTTAAAAACTTTGACAACGTAATTTATCCGTAATGAAAGTATTGAATTTATATGCTTGTCTTGGAGGCAACCGATACAAGTGGGACGAAGTGGCTCAAGAAGCTGGAATCAAATTAGAAGTAACTGCCGTTGAGTTAGACCCTGAACTAGCTATAATGTACCAAGAGCGATTCCCTAACGACACGGTTATCGTTGCAGATGCACACCAGTATCTACTTGACCACTACAAAGAGTTTGATTTTATTTGGAGTTCACCGCCTTGTCCAAGCCATTCAAGGGCAAGATTTGCGGGTTATGGGGATGCATACCCAGTTTATCCCGATATGAAACTCTACCAAGAAATTATATTATTAGATAATTCTTTTAAAGGTAAATATGTAGTTGAAAATGTAATTCCATATTACGAGCCGTTAATACCAGCAAAGAAAAGAGGAAGGCATTTATATTGGACTAACTTTAATATACCCACTGTTTTAAGTGAAAGAAAATCGGTAGGGATGGAAAGCAAAGGGGAAATAAATCAATGGTGCGAGTTTCACGATTATGATTTTTGGAGTTACAAAGGAAAGCAGAGGACTGATAAAATCGCTCGCAACCTAGTAGACTACGAAGCTGGCAAAACAATACTTGAAACGGCTCTTGGTATTATACGCAAGAAAGACATAACCCAAACAGAACTATTCAAATGATACAAGACTATTTAAACCACCTGAACAACGGCTCAACAGTTTATAAGCTAAAGCCATACGGTGAAGAGAAATTTAACGGGGCAAGGTTAGCTTTTATTGAGTGCTGTAAGTCTATCGTTCCTAACTGGAGAGACGTAAGCCCAGCAACTACTGACCAGCTTGTAAGGTATTGCATTCAATCTGAAAAGTTCAAAGGCGACCTTTCCAAAGGCATTATCTTAATGGGAAACACGGGGGTAGGAAAGACAGTTTACTTGAAGGCACTTAGTTTGATGATGGGATATACTAACAAGTTTAAGTTTAACATTTTTACGGGCTTTGAAATGGAACGACTTTACCAACTGGACTCGAACCACTCAGACGTTTATCCGTTAGAGTCTGCACTTCAAAGTAAGATGTTTGGAATAGACGACTTAGGCGAAGAGCATTCTTCCATAAAGAGATACGGAACAGAAATAAACGTAGGTATTGATACGCTTACCCAACGCCACCAGCTATACACTAACAAAGGCTACCTAACGTTTGCCACGAGTAACCTTAACGCTGAGATGATGGCGAAGAAATACGGCAAGAGAATCGAAAGCCGAATGCACGAAATGTTTAATATTATTGGCGTAACTGGAAACGATTTAAGAAAAACGAAATGAAAGAGAATGAGATATACAAAGAGGTTAATTTGAGAATTAGAATAGCAATATCTAAGTTTGAAAATAACATGAACACCTCAGAACCTTGGACGCATAAGCACACAAACTCAGAGATTAGAAGAAGAAATTTAATCAAGGCTAGGGATACGCTTCTTAATGAGGGAATAATTAAAGACTAACTAAATGAAAACCTACGAAATCTTTACCGAGACATTTTCCAAACTAATCAAGGCAATGGATAAGGATTCAGCTAAGATTGCATTTGAGCAGATGTTTAAAGATGCTGAGATAATTCAAATTAAGGAATACGACTTTATGGGGCAACGTGACGACTAAATAAAAAATACTATCTTGGTCGCGTGAGAGACAAAGCGGTAATTGATTTAATCGGAGACGAAGAACTTCGGGAACTGGCTAATAAAATTTGCTCAGTCCCGGACGACCTTATCCAAGAAGTCGCACTTGTTCTAATGGAACTATCCGAAGAGAAGTGGCAACAAATAAATGAGGGCGGTTATCTTCGGTATTACGTTGTTCGGACGATGCTTAATATGGCTACCAGTCCACGTTCCAGCTTCTCCAAACTTTACAACCTACACAACTACGAGCAAATAGATTACGACCGAGAAGATTACGACCAAGAAAAAGAGGACGACATCCAAATGCTGGAGATGCTTATGGAAGAGTTGTATTGGTATGACCGTAAGATTTTAGAAATGTGGCTGGACGAAGGTTCTTACAGAAAGGTTTCGGCAAAGGTCGGCATACCTTTTAAGTCGATAGGTAACTCAGTCAAAAGAGCATTAGAAACACTTAAGCAAAATTACTATGGAATACATTTGGAACGCCTTGTCCGGGGCAACATTGGCTTACATTTGGATAGAGGTTATCGGAGTAGACATTCTAATCAAGAAGTGGATAAACATTCACGAACTCACTAGGATTAAACCGTTTGACTGTCGGTTATGTTTGTCGTTTTGGTTTGGCGTGATGTTTGGAGCAGTTGACCCGTTAACGGCTTTGCAGACTGGACTTATTGCGGTATTGGTTGAGCGGTTAATGTATCGGCTTGAGATATGAGTAGCAAGATAGTTAAGTTAAACGGACACAAGCTAAAAGCTGAGAAGGTAGCTAAGAAGATTGACTCAATAGTGAGGTCTATTGAACGACTTGAAAAAATAAAGAGATGCTCATAACATTGATACTTTTAATCGTGATTGCTTACCCAGTTATTCGGTACGTTAAAGAAAGAAGATAATGCACAAAAAAGACGTTTTGCTATTTATTAAACAGAGGATAGAGGCACTCAGTAAAATGAAGGCTTCTCAATTCGCTGGAAGAATAACACGAGAAGAGCAGAAACTGTATCAAGAGGCTTGGTCTTACATCGACCCAAAGGCTAAGGTTTGCTTTAGTTGCGGAAGGAGTCCGCAGATTATGAGCGTTGCACTTCTGAACTATTACGAAGCTAACAAACCAAAGAGAAGAAAGAAGAAATGAAACAGAACGAGCAGCACGAGAACTACGGGCTTTATATAACCCAAAACACTTACACGATGGACTTTTATTGTTTCAGTAGAGACGTAGCAGATTTGTACTGGAGCGGAGAGCCTTGCAAGAAAGCATCGGGCAAGACATCACAAGAAGCACTAAGCAATTATAAGAATGGAGTTTATAGCAATAAGTAAAGTTATACCCAACTCGGACAACCCGAGATACATTAAAGAGGAGAAGTTCAAGAAGCTAGTTCAAAGCCTGAAGGACTTCCCCGAGATGGCTAACGCTCGTCCTATTGTAGTCAATCAAGAGATGGTTGCGCTCGGTGGCAATATGAGGCTCAAGGCAATGCAAGAAGCGGGATGGACTGAAGTGCCCGTTAAGGTTGTGGACTGGTCAGAAGAGAAGCAAAGGGAGTTTATCATAAAAGATAACGTAGGCTTCGGAGACTGGGATTGGGACGAACTCGCGAACACTTGGGATGCTGAAGAGTTAAACGATTGGGGGTTAGATGTGCCTAACCTTGACGAGTTAGATAACTTAGAAGATGGAGAAGAAATGGAACTTCCTCAAAGCGTTCAGCTTGAGCCGCCAATGGAATATATTATGGTTATGGCAGAACCTAACTCGGTAGAATGGGAGGAGCTAAAAGAAACCTTAAAACTAAGAATGGTAAGAAGGGGAGGATATAAAAAGGGTTCGGCATTTGATGCAATAGCATTAGAAAGAGTTTTAAAGTGGAATGACTTAAAAGAAAGACTAAATGCTGATAGCAGTACCAAGTAAGGGAAGGGCTGGATTAACCACAACTGACAAGATTCTTCCGAATACTTGCACGTTTTTCATTCCCGAAAGCGAGTACCATCAATACAAGGGGCTTGTTAAAAACATAGTTTGCGTACCAAAAGAGATTAGAGGAATAACACCTACAAGGAACTGGATTCTAAAAAACACAGATGAGAAATGGGTGGTAATGCTTGATGACGATGCCAAATCAACTGGATATGTTAAAATGCACGAGCGTAATGCTCAAAACATCAAAATTAAAGACGAAGGATTTTGGAATGAGGAGTTTTTAAAATACTTTGACATTACCGAGCAATTGAAATACAAGATATGGGGGGCAAAGACAGAGGATGCCCCTCGTTCGGTATATCCATACAAACCAATACTTCTAAAAACATACGTCACAGCATCTTTAATGGGAATTGTAAATGATGGAGAGTATTATTTTAATGAGGAATTTCCAGTAAAGGAAGACTACGAGATTTGTCTAAGACACATAAAAGACAAAGGTGGTATTCTTGGCATTCGTTATTTACATTGGGAGAATGACCACTGGACAAAAGATGGAGGATGCAAAGATTACAGAACCGTTGAAATGGAAAGGGAAGCAATAAAGAAGCTAATTAAACTTTATCCGGGCACGGTTCGTTCAGCCAAAAGAAAAGCAAACGAGTTTACTATTCAGCTAAACCTTTAACAGAGAATAAACAATGAACGAAGGCGGAACACCTGACAACCTTAAACCCTTCAAGAAAGGCGAAAGCGGCAACCCTAGCGGCAGACCGAAGAAGATTGAGACGGTTCTAAAGGAACACTTCTTAGAAGAACATAACCTTAAACTATCCAAGTCTCAGACTCAGGACATCATAAAGAATATTTTAGGCAAAACACGCAGTGAACTGATTGAATTGTCTAAAAATGACGAGCTGCCTTTTTGGATTGCGCTAATTGCGAACAAGGCACAACGAGACTTCACGAAGGGTTCGATTCATATACTCGATGTTTTGTTTGACCGGGTTTACGGTAAGCCAAAAGAGGAGGTTGAGCAGACCGTGAACGGTGGGAAGCCTGAGAAGATAGAAGTAGTAATCCGCAGACCGAATGAAAATTGAGGGAACTGGCGTATTTGATGACCTCTGGAAAGCACTTAATGATAAATCCATTCGGGGAATTGTGTTGGAGGGTGGAAGCCGCTCCAGTAAAACGTGGTCTATCTGCCAAGCACTCCTCTTACTTGGTACGCAAGAGCCGAAGAGGTTCGCTATTGCAAGGTGGAGACGGACGTGGATTAAACCGACAGTCCTTGACACGTTTAAGAAGGTCTTTGCAAGTGTTGAAAGCTGGAACGAGGACTCGTTTAACAAGAGCGAATTAACATACCAGCATTACGGTTCTTCCTTTGAGTTCTACGGCTTAGATTCACCGCAGAAGCTACACGGTATCGAGACGGACTTCTTTTGGCTTAATGAAGCAATCGAAACAAGCAAGGACGACTTCGACCAATTGGAGCAAAGGTGCAAGGGCAAGTGGATTCTAGACTACAACCCGTCAACGGACGAGCATTGGATTTATGATAATGTTCTGAAACGGGATGACGTGGTTTTGATTCATTCCACGATGTTGGACAATACCTTCCTTGACCAGCATATAAGAGACAAGATAAACAGTTACCAGCCAACGCCTGAGAACATATCAAGAGGAACGGCAGACGAATACAAGTGGAAGGTCTACGGATTAGGAGAAAGGTCAAGAAGAGAAGGCGCCATCTACGAGAACTGGACAGAGACTAAAGACTTCCCAACGGGTTACAAGTGGAAGGCTTACGGACTCGATTTTGGATTCACTAACGACCCGACTGCACTCGTTGAGGTTGTATACCAAGAAGGCAAACTTTGGGTTCGGGAGTTACTTTACGAAACGGGGCTAACGAATGCAGACATAGCGAGAAGGTGCGGACTGCAAAGGTCGGACGAGATTATAGCGGATAGCGCAGAGCCAAAGAGCATTGAGGAGATAAGACGGTCCGGGTTTAGAATTAGACCAGTAACCAAAGGAGCGGATTCGATTCGGTCAGGCATTGACAAGCTGAAGTCGGTTCAGATAATGGTACACCAAGACTCAGTAAATGTTATCCGCGAACTAAGGAACTACGCTTGGAAGAGGGACTACAAAACCAACCAAGTAACCAACCAAGCGGAGGACGATAACAACCACGCACTCGATGCCTTGCGCTACGTGGCTATGGAGAAACTAAAAACTAACTCAGGGAAATATTTAATAAGATGAAATTTTTAAGAAAAACAAAATACTACGAAGGAATTGTTTACGAATGGAATCTGCCAAGTGGTTTCACTTGCCCGTTTGCGCTTGAATGTTTAGTCAAGGTTGATAGGCATACGGGAAAGTTTGATAACAAGAGCAAAGCGTACCGATGCTATTCCGCGATGCAAGAACGTTTCCCCGCTGTAAGAAACTATAGGTGGAGTAACTTTGATTATGTTCGAGACGGTGGTGTTCCATTACTACCGAAGAAAGCGGAGTCTATAAGAATACATATGAGCGGAGACTTTTATTCTCAGAAGTATTTCGATATGTGGTTAAAGATATGCAAGGACAACCCAACTGTTGAATTTTGGGCTTACACTAAAAGCCTAAACTATTGGGTAAACCGATTGAATGAAATACCCTACAATCTTATTTTAACGGCAAGTATGGGCGGGAAACACGACCGTCTAATTGAATTGCACGGATTAAAGAATGTTGAAATAATTAAGAAAAAAGAACAAGCAAAAGGCAGACCTATTGATACTTGCGATGACCAAGCTAGAAAGCCAAAAGTAAACTTCTGCTTATTAGACAACTTTGCTTAGACACAAAATAACCAATTCGCTATTTATAAGAAGATGAAGATTGAATTACCTAACAGTTGGGAAGGCGTAACGATTGAGCAGTTCCAAGCCTTGCAGAAGATACTCGCGGAAAAAGGGGACGAGTACGCAACGAATGTAGCTATCATTTCTATAATGTCAGGCGTTCCAGTCGATGAGATTGAAACATACGCTCTAAAGACTTACGCTAAGTGTATGCGGACACTATCCTTTCTATCTGAGCAACTGCTAGGACAAGTACAGAAGGTCGTAGAATTTGGAGGGCTTAGATACGATGTTATTACGGACGTTTATAAGTTGAACGGAGGGCAGTACATCACGCTTATGCACCTAATGAAAGACCCGGACAAGGTTATCGACCACCTTAACGAGATTATGGCGGTGTTCTTAGTGCCTAAAAAGAAGACTTGGTACGGTTGGAAGAAACAACCTTACGATTCAGAGAAGCACAAGGAGGTAGCGGAGGCAATGCTTCAAGCACCTATGACAATCGTACAACCTTTGTCGGCTTTTTTTTTGAGCAGTTATCTCAAGTACGCAGAACATATACTGGAATCTTCGGTGCGGAAAGCGGAGAAGATAAAGAAACAAGCGGAACGAAAGTTGAAACGTTTGAAACAAAATACGGATGGCTAAACGTGGTTAACAACTTGTCAAATAACGATGCGACTAAGTGGGGTTATTTCTTCGCACTTCCTTTACGGGAGTTCTTAAACCTTATCTCATTCCAAAAGGCTAAGCAATCTCACGAATACCACCAACAGAAACAAAATGGCATTCGATAAACTGATAGATGCGCTAAACGACTTCCGGGAGGAGTACACGAAAGCGTTAACAACATCTTTGCAAGGTGGTTCTACTTTAGGTAGTGGAGAAGGTCAGGGCTATGTAGCTTCAGGTAAATTAGGAACGTCTATAAAATTACCAGCGCAACCAAAGGTTAAGCTATTCGGTAAGATTTACAGTATGAAGATAACGATGCTTGACTACGGCATAACGCTTGACGAAG